GGTGGCTGGTGCGGAAGCTTGAGAAATTGTTGGAAGTTCATTGCCACCAAGGTTCATTTCTGAAGGAGTTCCGGCTCTAGATGGAACTTTAATACTGGTAGTTTTGGTTACAGGAACTTCCTGAGTAACCGGAGTTGCTGACAGTGGTGCGCTAACCATTGGTGAAGCACTTCTCAATCCGTGACGCATATAGTCGCTCATGTCGCTTCCCGAAAGTATACTGGATACGGCAGGTTGAGTGGCAATTCCAGCCATTTTAGGATTGGGTACTTCAGGAGTAAGTCCTAAGTGAAAAGCATTTGTATCAGGAATCAAGTCTTCGGGAAGATTTGGCCCAGTAGCCGACTTAGCATAAGGGCTGACTGCTTGAGGGGTTGCAGAAGTTCTTCCTACTGGCCCAAGTGTAGAAGTTGGTGCGCTAAATAAAGGAGCGTATGTGTTTGCGTGTTGAGCAAACGCTTCAGCGGCCTGTTGTAAAGATTGTGGACTCAACATTTATTTTACCCCCGCCGCTACTTTGAAAAATGCCGCCACTGGCGCACCCCATACGGGAATAGCGCTAATTACCGTGGCAACCATGTTAGCAAATCCCTCTAAAGCCTTAGCATCTCCAGCTTCTTGGAGCTTCTTATACTGTAAAGCCAAAGTTTCAGCAAATTGCTTTTGATTAGTTTCCAGAGTCATATCAAACTGTTGCATATTCTGGGCTAATCCAGCAAGAGATTCTTGGGCTCCCAAACCCATCTGCCTAAGAGTGTTAGCCATGGTAGCCACTTGTGAGGCAGATAATTCACCACGATCACGAGCTTTATTCAAGTTGTCGATCTGGTTCTGAACCTGAGTGTTGTAGATATTTTGATAAACTCCACCAACAACTCCACCGCCACCTATTCCAGCCTGACCAGCATTAAGGCCCATGGATCGCTCTCTCTGAGTCTCTACGGCGGCGGCATCTTGCGCTCCGCCAATGGCTAAACCAGAAGCACCGGCACGAGCAGAAGCATTATCCGCTTGCGCTTGTGCGTAAAGCTGTTCTGGAGTCAGCATTAAACTTTGTAGATATTTTGAAGCAGTATCATAATCTGATACACCTGTATCAACTGCATTACCAGCATTGGTAGTAAGGACATCTCTTGCTGTATTTGCCCTATCTATATTGGCATTGTTTGAATCTGCTACGTCCTTATTAGCAACTTCATTTCCATTTTTATCATACCACTTGTTGGGGTCTTGGCCCTTTGCAGGATCTCCATTTCCCTTAGGAGCCACGTTCTTAACTTCTTCAGTTTCAGTAGTTGCGTTATCTTTCAAGGCTTTAGCTACCGCTGGATCAGTATTGGCATGATCTTTTAGATATTGAGTTACCGCCGCAACGCTATTTCCAATGTTTGCAAGGATTGCGTCAACGGTCTGCCCGACAGTTTGTCCAGTCCCTTGATCAACAGTATCGGCCACATTTTGTTGTCCAGCGGTTACTGTGGGAGTTGTTACTGTGGGAGTTGTTACTGTGGGAGTTGTTACTGTGGGAGTTGTTACTGTGGGAGTTGTTACTGTGGGAGTTGTTACTGTACCAGAGTCTTCAATGTTAATTTTTGCCATTATGTTCTAGCCCTCCTGTTGGGTGCGTACACTGCTTCGATGCTTGCATCGTCGTATCGGAGCATCACTTCCACAACCGCAATCTTGGTAGCGCATTCAATTCCGATTGAAGACGCTAAAACCTTGGAGTATCTCGGGGTAACCGAGAACCGGAAGTATCCGGCATCATCATAATCCGCAGGATTGATATTGACAACACTCTTCTGCGGGTTCTGGTTCACAAACCCCTTCTGTTCGTCTTGGTTGAACCCATAAATGGTCACATTCAAGGCTGTCTTAGCTTTGGAGGCATTGAAAACCGTCACATAGTAGCTCAGTTCCAAGGAAATCTTGTTGGCACCCATGCCGTAGTAGGCGGTTTGGAAGTCAAGTGGAACCACAGCCTTTGATCCAGTCAAACTGGTTGGTACAAAAATCTGCGACTGAGAGTAGCCATATTGGTATAACTGGAAATTGTTGCCAATGTAGATTCCCTTGGTCGTATCGTAGAAGCTAAGGGCAGACCCGATTTGGTTGGCGTTTTTAGTGTCGAAGCTAATGATTCCATCACGCATCCAAATCCACTGAGTGGTAGCATCGAGCATCAAGGTATTGTCCCTGACGTTGAAAACGCCTTGAGTGATAGCTCCGTTCAAGGTGAACTTACGCATCTTGTAGAGGCTACGGCCACCGTCAAAGATATAGATTGAGTTGTCAAAGGCAGACAAGAAAAACGCTTTGTCCTGAGATTGGGCAATGAATTGCAACCCATCAGCAGTCACAGCTTTCTGAAGGGGGAATTGAACATAAGCTCCATTAAAGCTAATTTGGAAAATTGATCGTCCATCAAAGAAGTAATTGGTGGAAAATAGAGTAAAGGTTATTCCATTGGCAGGAATAGCGTTTCCGATAATGTAGCCATCATAATCAGAGGTAACAGTTGTCGCACCACCAACATACCCTCCCGTTATGAACGTTTCTTGGAAAGAATAAGTAGTGGCAGAAGAGTTTGTTCCTATTGAACGTCCAGACCAGTTTAAGCCTAAAGGAATTGGAATTGTGCTATTTTGAACGTAAAAAGGATAGATATTTACTGAACTGAATAATGCAGTAGTAAGAGAGGTAGATGTTATTGGCCTAGCAGAAGAGTCTAGAATAATGTTGCCAAAAGAAGTTCCTGTATTCCAATACTTGTATATTGGGTAATATCCAAAACTGGTATGAACAGAGGGCTGAGTATATCCTACGGGAGTTTGAGAACCGTCTGTATAAGCATTGACAGTAATTCCCATCAACTTGGTGTCTACAGAGTTAGCGTAGGCCCCATAAGCCATGAAGTTTATCAAGCCTGTTGTAGCAGTTCCTCCGCCAGTTAGAACCGCCCCACCGTGATAATCATTGGAACCCAAGTTTAATGTTCTTGAAACAGAGTCAATCACATTCACCGGGGATATGGTATTTAACTTGTACAACCTAGAAGAAATCTTTTGGATTGGCCTGATGGGGTTTATAGAGACTTTGGCAATGTAATACACGCCATTGTATCTCCACATAATTGAATCAAATGTTGAGCTTAGTTGAGGGGCAAATGTTGGATCAAACTCACCATAAGTAGTGATGGGAACTCCAGCGGGGATACCATTTATTGCGCCGCCGGTTCCATCGTAACAAGTAGCTACAGATATGCCAACGGCGATAGATGTTGTTGATGCCGTAGTAACGGCACCATTGGTTACAGTGTAATAGGGGGCATACATAACCCTAAACTCAAATGCTGGCTTTACGTTTCCATTGTCAGCATAGCTTATCCAAGACACTCTGCCAAAACCCCTAATCTGACCTTGACTTGTTCCCTTGGCGACGAACAGACCGTTAGCAACTGCTAAAGCTCCGGTTGTTGCCGGATCGTTGTAAGACGAGTAGTAATGGTTTGGAGTAGTTGTTCTGTAAATATCGACATAAGCATATCCTGAAGAACCGATTCCCTCTGTAGTACCATCAACCGTGTTTCCGGTTGGAACTAACTGATAAGTTGCTGAGAAAACATTATATCCGCTGATCCCCAAGTAGTTTGAGGTTGTAGCTACGTTTGTCTGGCCTGAAAGAATTACCCTGTTATAAGTATTCTTAGATTGCATCACCGCCCAACAATAGGAAGACATTGTAAGCACTGTTGCAGTAGAAAATGCAGTTGCATTTCCAGTTCCGCCTTGGGCAACCGATACATATTCAGTCTTACCAACCATCTTGGCGCACCAAATATATTTTGGAGTACCACTAGCCCAGTTTGCGGTAACAATTTTACCAGTGGTTAATTGCGCCGTTCCGGCATCAGAAAATACATTGAAGTTTGCAGTACTAGCATCTGCCGCTAGAATATATTGTGTCGATGCCCACGTAAACGGAGTTGCTTGCCCAAGGGCTTGTCGCACCAAGCAAACTGGTTGAGCGTATCCTACACTGGTAAATGTTCTGGTAACAGTGTTTGCTACTGTTCCGGTAGAAGCGATTTCATCAATTCTAACCTGTAACTGAGAAGTATAAGTGACAACACTTGTTTGAATTACTCCAGCAGTTAAAGTAGAATCAGCAATTGCTACAAAAACCCCGTTACCATAAGCAACTGAATACCAACCATTACCAGAAGCCGCTGTAGAAGTTTGTACACTCCAAGAACTTCCATTTGTGCTTGTTTGAATTGCTCTAATAGTTGAAGTTGTATAAGCAACTGCTACAAAAACTCCGTTTCCATAAATAACAGAAGACCAGCCACTAGCAAAGGCCGCTACAGAAGTTTGGAGAGTCCATGAAGTTCCATTTGGACTTGTCATTATTGATCCAGAAGTAGAAGTAGACGAAGCAACTGCTACAAATAAATTGTTTCCATAAGTAACCGAGTTCCATCCAATACCAGAAGCCGCCGAACCCACGGTTGGCCTAGTTGTCCAATTGATTCCATCTGGGCTTGTCATTACTGCTCCAGAAGTAGAAGTAGATTGAGCAACTGCTACAAAGAGAGTATTACCATAAGTAACTGAAACCCACCCAGAACCAGAAGCCGCCGAACCCACGGTTGGCCTAGTTGTCCAATTGATTCCATCTGGGCTTGTCATTACTGCTCCAGAAGTAGAAGTAGAATTAGCAACTGCTACAAAGATACCGTTTCCATAAATAACTGAATACCAACCATTACCAGAAGCGGCTGAACCCACGGTTGGCCTATTTGTCCAATTGATTCCATCTGGGCTTGTCATTACTGCTCCAGAAGTAGAATTAGAATCAGAAACTGCTACAAAGATACCGTTTCCATAAGTAACTGATTGCCAACCAGACCCAGTTCCAGATGTAGAAGTTTGAGCAGTCCATGTGATTCCATCAGAACTTGTTTGGACAGCCCCAGTAGTAGATACGGTACGAGCAACTGCTACAAAAATACCGTTTCCATAAGTAACTGATTTCCAACCATTTGAAAAAGATCCTGTAGAAGTTCTTGCATTCCAAGAGGTTCCACCAGTTCCTGCCGTGATTACTCCAGTCTGATTGGCAAGAATCTTCATGCCGATAGGATTGACATCGGTCATGATCATGTCATCATACTGACCGTATATCGACTGAATCGACTCAAGTCCGTGGCTCGGAATGTAGTCGATTGTCTTGCCGTCAATCGAAACCGTTCTCATCGGAGCATTGGAATAAGGGTCGGGGATAGTAGCATCAGAAACCTGTATGTTCTGGCCATCTTCAGTGATGTAGTTGTAGTTTCCGCCAAGGGCAGAAACAGTCATCAACTGCTGATTGGTTATGCCGGATTCTTGGTAGATGCCGTTGTTCTGGGTGTGATCGAGTTCTCCCGGAGGAGGGTTTGATGAGAGTAGGGACGAGCTTACAAATGCCGGGATGCGGTCAATGCTCTTGACGGTTTCATTGGGATCAGCGGTAGATACGTTGACCTCTAATGGAATCTCGACAGATTGGTTAGCCACGGGCTACCAAGTCCCCACGCCGAACGGGCCACGACCCGAGTAGGCGTTACTCACTCTTTCCATCTTGTAGTCGTCTCGTCTCATATTCTCAAGCATACGGTTTTTTAGCTCATTGTAAAGGGTCGAAAGACCACCAACATCTTGGTTTTGTTTTGCCTTAAACTTGATGGCAATGTTGTAAGCCATGACCTCGGCACACTCATTCGAGTTGATCGGATACGCAAAGTCGGTGTCCGATACCGCAGAAAGTGCTATGAATCGAGTTACTTCAAATCCAATGATAGGCAGGATCGAGGTTCCGCCTTGGAACGGAATGACTTGCCCAGAGGGCGCCCAAGGCCCCAAGGCTCCGACATCGGTCTGGATTGTCGAAGTTGTCGATATAGACGGGGTAGCTCCGCTAAAGGTAATCGTCAGTGCATTTAAGTTTTTGGTTGAATCGGTGACAAAGATAGTGTCGGTCTGATCGGTAGTCATGGAGGTGTAAGTTCCTCCCAAGTTTACCGAGTTTACTATCAGTGCGCCGGAAGAGTTCAGGTAACACCTGTAGGTTTTAAAGGGCAGATAGGAAGTCGAAGGAGTGGTTGCCATCACGTTAGTAACGGCTCCGCCAGTCACTGCACAAGAGAAAGTTCCGGCTGAAGTCGAGTAGTAGATAGCGTTCTGCCAAACGGTAAAGTTGACAACCGTAGGGGTTCCGGTGATGGTAACCGCCGCAAAAGTTGCGGATGTAGCATCTACGGTATAGGCGGCGGAATATATTGCACCGCCAGTCAGGTAGTATAGGTATCCCTTATAGTAGTAGAGATTGGTGACGGTTGTGCCAGAAGTGGAAATCTGAGTTGCCGTCTGCGTGTCGGTGTTCTCTGCCCAAATGGTAGTACTGGCTCCGGTTCCCTGAATGTAGAACAGAATTCTGTTTGAGAGCATGGCGTTGCCGTTGTAGGACTGGATGTTGGCCCATGCGGGAGAAGTTATAAGCTGAAGATTGGCTGAAGTAACGCCTTTACCATACACAATAGGCTGGTCTGGAAAGGTTGGCTGAGTTGCGGGGGGATAGTAGTGTACCCGCAAGTTGTAGACTCCGCTGATGCCGGAGAAGTTCCATCCAAGTACCCACAAGTTGTTGCCTTGGAAACGGTACATCGGTTTGCCGGAGGGTGCGCCACGGTTGGACAGGCTAAATCGCTCCATCGGAATCCAGTAGGAACCTACCTGATATTCGAGCGTCCTGATCTTGTAAAAGTCAGAAGGAAGAGTGAACAGAAACTCGCCGGGAGAGGGCTGAGTGGCCGAGGAAGAGGCTAAGAGCAAAGTGTTGATGAAGTAGTCATCATCGTTAGCGGTGATTGAGGAGTACAAGTCCTTGTAAGCCTCAAACAAGCCGTTGGTCTGGTCTTGATAGGTGACAAACTGAGAGTTCTGGAGGTCGGCCAACGACAGGCCACGGGCAATTACGGACGAAGCAGTCATCAGAAAACCTCCAGAAAGAATCCCCCACCGGAATTGGTGGGGGAGATTAGATCAGAACTGGACAACCGAGCAGTGAGCGGGGTTGTGGAAGCACCACTGACCGAAGAGGCTCAGTGTGACCAAAGCCGCAGGGCCTTGGATGGTCGAAGAACCGGGAACCACGTTCAGGTAGTCCTCGATCAGGAGCTTGAAGTTGAGGTCAAGGTCGCCAATCGAATCAACCAGTTCGGCACCGGGATCGTTGCCTTGGATGGTGTCCTCAATCGGGGTCTTGCTGTTGCTCCAACCGGCAAACTCAATGGTATCCATGTCGAGGATGTAAGAGGTGCCAAAGGGGCAGTAGGGCGAGTCGTAGACCATCGACAGCCAGTTCGTGGAGAACTGGAAGCCCATGTCCATCAAGCCTTTCTGGAACTCGTTGCTACTGGTCTTACCAGCGGTGTTGATCTGTTGCATATAGCTGGTCTGGGCATTGAAGTCTTGGAGAATCTGGCGATAATCCATGTCATTCATGATGATGAGGTTAGGCTCACCACCGCCACGACGAGCCATGCGAACGCCTTCAATCAAGGCATCGCCACGCTTTTCCGATCCACGCTTGTAGAAGTTACCAGCGAGACGATCGGGTGCTACCGACCTAGTGACTCCGAAAAACGAAGTTCCGATGTAGGTCTGCCATGCCGAAGAGTTGTTGGCCCGTCCGGTTCCAAGAGTCGGGAGCCAGCCAGCCATGCCCACGGGGAACAGGTAGTTAGGGGTAGTGGCGGCAGAATAGCAACCGTTAAGCTCAATCCACGAACCGACAGGGATGACATCGGTGGGTACGTTACCACCAGCGGCGTTGGCGATCTGGATCGCATTGCCCTGAATCGACTGGATGACGTAGATAGTGGCCGAACCAACAAACGAACCCGAGGGCACGGTGCCGGAGGTAAACTGGATCAACGAGCCAATCGAAAGTTTGACCAAAGCGTCCCACTGAGGAGTAACTCCGTCAGCTTGGAACAACTGGAGCCACATCGAGGTGCCAGCGGTAAAAGCGTTGGTTCCGTTAACCGGAGTACCAGCAGAACCAGCGGCCCACTGAGCAGGGGTGTACAGAATGGCCGAGTTGATCTGACCAACTTCACCGAAGCCCGTGCCGTAAGCGGCAGTGGCAAACGCCTTGCGGAGTCCCTCGGTGGCGTCATAGAACTTCGACACAACAGCCTTCACGTAAGCCTGACGATCCGTGCGGGTCGCAAGCTCTTCCAACTGAGTGATCTGGAATACGGTGAAGATCGACCCGGGGGTAACAACAAACTCGGCGTTGATACCAGACACACCACCGTAGCCGGAGGTGCTGGACGAGAAGTTGGTAAGCAACTGACTGTAGTTACCAGCCACGTTACCACCCTGATAGACCTTTGTGCCAAAGCGGTATTCTTTACCACCCACACGATTCTTGTCAACGATCCGGCAGAACGGATCGTTACGAGCGAAAAGCGACTCGAACTTCTTATCGGTGTAATAAGTCTTCGCAATCGCTACGATGTTAGCATCAGACGAAATAGCCATTTTTTCCTCCTTGGAAAAATTGTTTCACTCTCCCGTAGCGATTGCGCTATCGGAGTTTGTACTCTTTTGAACCCTTCATCCTCTCAGCAATCATTTCATCCTTGCTTTTAGTTGGGGGTTCCTTTTCAGCCATTTTTGACTCCATCTTCGGAGCCACAACGGTAGTTTCCTCGACCTTTGCGGCGGCTGGCATTGCGCCCATACCACGAATCTTGTCGAGTTTCGACTTCAGCCCTTCGGAAAGACCGGCAATGTGACCGTCCATTTCTTCATCAGGCATTCCATCGGTCATGTCGTGCAAGGCTCCCCAATGGTCAGTGCCTTCGGGAACCAAATTTGACAACGCATCAAAGTGCGGATTGAGAGAATCTCCGTACTTCGACTTCAGTGATTCGATGCGACCATTTCTCATGTTGGTCTTGTACATCGAGTGGATACCTCCGATCAGATCGTCAACGACGAGCTTTTCGAGGGCAGAGTGTCCGCCTTTCATCGAATCTACTTCTCCGGCCAGAGTCTGAATGGCTTGAATCAAGCCCTCCACGACTGGCCGGAGGTCTTCGACATCAGAGGCTTTATCTTCGTGATCAGCCATTCAATCCTCCTTGTTGGGGTTGCGGGTTCATTGGGCCGGGGTTAACCGGAATAGTCGGTACTGGTTCAGGCGGAGTGATTGGCTTGCCACCAATCGGGCCGGGAGTTCCGGGCAATTCGGGAGTGGGAGGACTAGGAGTTCCGGGCATCGGAGGCGATCCCGGTTGAGGAGGCAGGGGATGAGGTGCGCCAGTAGCGTTGACCTTACCCATGTCTTCCATCACTTTCTTCAATAGCTTCACAAGCCGATCAAGAGTTTGCGAAGTGTCGCCAGCAGAATCAAAGCGAAGGACGGCGTTCTGCACCTCACCGAACAACTGCTTGAGATCGACAATCGGGTAATACTCGTAATCCTCATGCTCGACCGCCCGTTGAATGATCGACTGGCAATAGTCATAGCTTGCAGTGGCAATCGAGAAAGCGCCTTCAAGGTCGGGAATCTCCAACAAGCTGGCTTTCATGTTGGGGTTGATTAGCCCCATCTGATCCATGATGTAAATCTGTTCGAGCTTAGTCTTAGGATCTTTGGAAAGATTCGATGCGGCAGAGAACTGAATGTGCATCTTGGACATCTGCTTGCGAACGTCACCGTAGGTAACCTTGCTACGACCGTCTTCCCGAGGAAGAATGGGTTCAGATTTGGGCATAACTTCGATCCAAATGTCCTTCAGGTTCATGAAGTTCTGGATGACGTTGTTGAGAACCATATTCCAGCGGTCGGTTTCCAAGCTCTCAAGAGTTTTTAGGGCTTCTCCGGAAGGATCGCCGGAAGGCTTTTGAGCATTTGCGGACATCTTCGATATGCCGGACATCGAAAGCATCTTATCTAGGAAGTAGTCGAGGAGTTCCTTGTACATTGGGTCGATTGGCCGGGGCGTAGAGACGGTAATCGGTAGCATCCCGTTGGGGGCCGGATTGGTTTCAACTACGTTTCCGATCTGATTGGACACCATCGAGGGCTTGACGCCTGATCCCTTGGGGACAAACACCGTGTTGGCAGGAGAAATCTCAACAGCCGCATGGATGCGGAAGCTCAAGGTGTCAACCTGAGTCTGCAAGGTGAACAAATCGTCGGCCAAAGATGTAGAGAACACGCCTTTCACGGGAGGGTTGTAATACAGGAAAGTGACTGGTACGCAATCGAATCCGACTTCGGATTTGTGGATAACTCGTCCGTTCACGATATCCCGGCGAAAACCGCCCTCAAGATCGTAATGTACGTTGTATGCGCAAACGGCCAGCGGGTCTTGGAGCCATCCCTGATACAAGGGGTCTGACTTCTTCATCTTTCCGCATTCGATCAAGGCGTAGACAGGGTACTGACGGAAGCGGAGCTTCAAAACACACATCTGGTCGTAGTGATACTGAGAAGGGTCATAATAGACTTCCCAAGGCCGGACATGGCGGACAGTCTTGGTTTCCTCATCTACCCAAAGGTGACCAGTCTCAAACAAAAGAGCATCACGAAGAACCAGTCCGGCTTTCTGATATATCTTCTGCTTCTCAAACATATAATCGAGTCCGATCTGAAGCTCCCGGGCGGCTTTGCGGGTAGCGAAAGTGCCGTCAATAGCGTTGACGAAAGGACGGACTTTGGTGGATACGAACTTAGAAACCACGGTGTCCACCGCATTCTTGATTCCATTGAGGACAGGGATTGCGCCCTGATCTTCTTCGAGCGAATTAAAATAGTAGGCAAGAGGCTGGCCGTAAAGGTTGTGGATGGTATCCCGGCGAATGCCGTTGGAAAAATACCTGTCGTAGTTCCTCTGCATCTTCTGCTCACGAACCTGCAGATACCCTTCGAGACGCTGACTGTTGGTTACGGCCTGTTGGTCGGTCATCCCATAAGCTCATTTGGGAAAGCTATGGTTCCCATTGGGTTGGACTTTTCTTGAACCATTCGGTTGAACCGTTGGCGGGCCATGTCGTCGTAGACATCTTCTTTTCTAAGGGTAACCGTTGCGTTCTGCATCTTGATATCGACAACTACGCCGCTCTGAGCGGACTCCATCAGCTTCCTGATAAGTCCGGCATCAATATCCTTGGTTTCAGTCTCGTCAAGGATTTTCTGGAGAACGGCATCTTTGGAAGTCTTCTCAGCAAGCTCAATCATGGCATCCATGACCTCGGGACTTGAGATGGCAAACTCAAGAAGTTTTGAGAGTTTCTTTGAGGCCAACCTATGTAATTTAATACTCTTGAAAAGACTCAAAGCCACCTCTCATCGTCAGTATCTGCACCAACAGTGCAATATGTCAAGGGGAAAGCAGGACGCCAAGTGCTAAACCAATGCAGACTGCTACAATCGAATAGAAAATCGACTGGTCACTTATACTTTGCAAAGATGTCTTGAGCTTCGTCAATGAGCTTTCCGTCTCGTTCAACGATTGTTTGAGCATCGTCAATTCCCCTTGTGCCAAGGTCAACTGACTCTTTGATTCTGTCAGCAGACTCTGTAGACTTTCGTTGTCCGTCTTGAGCGTCTGCAAGATCACTTTTAGCTTCTCCCAATCCGAAGTTGCGACTTCGATAGCCGAAAGCGAAAAGGATAGCCCCACCAATAGCAACAATGACAGCACCAATGATTTCAACCGCATTACGAAACCTCATGTTTTTGTTATGGCCTGAATGCCAAGGATTCCGGTGCCAGTTCCCAGAAGAGTACCCACCATTCCAACTTCATCAGGTTTCCAGAACGCCAGCACGATCCCAGAAATAATCAAAGCCATAGCCGAGATGCGCTTGGATGAGATGTCCCCATTGGGGCCTTGGAAAAGAGAAACAAGTGTTTTCATGTTGCCTTCCATTCAAAATGAGGTAGATCAAGGTTCTTGGCGTCCCAGTCGCCGCCCCAGTCAAAGCCAAAGGGCTTGATGATGTCGGCAATAGGTTGAAAGTCAGACTTCTTCCCGCTCCACAGAATCTTGCCTGTCTTGTCGACAGGATACAAGTCCATAGCCTTGCCGCTAGAGTGCTTTGATTTAAGAGTCCAAGTGATTATGTTTTTATTTTCAGATTCGTTGATGGGTGGAAGACCAGCAATCTTCCTCTTGGCGTTTACATTCTCAAGGATATCTCTACCCTGTAGGTAGTAGGCGTCCTGAACTTCTTGAGAACGAAGAGTCTCGTTCACCCAGACTTTTACCGACATGGTTTGGCAAGCAGCCAAGGCTTTGATGGCTGCTTCTTTTGCAGGAGAGACCATCTTTTTAGGATCACGAATTACCGGCATTTTCCCTCCAAGATTCCAGCTTGGTGATGCGGATACTGTGGTCATCAAAGTTGTCGTCGAACTTTTCAATGATCTTTTCAATCTTTTCTATTGAAACCGACATCCGGTCTATGCTGACAGTAAACTTCCACAACACGGTAACCAAGGCACCGGCAATGGTGAGTACTGCACAAACTGCTAAAATCCATTCTGGTGTCATTTTGTCATCCTATATGATCGAGTTGCGTTTGTCATTTCCATTTACCAGTTGCTTGCCAAGAAAATATCTGAAGAGTTACAGATGGGGTAGATGTTGATCCTAAGTTTCTAATGTTCATCACAAAAGAGCTAAGATTTTGACTTCCTTCAACAACTTTCATGCCAAAGAACTCACCGTATGCCGCATTCATACCGTAAGTTATGGTTGGTTTGGATATAAAAGACAGTGGGTAGGATGGTGTGATAGCGGATGTGTCCGAAACATTCGTTGCTAGTGCTGGCACTGTAAAGCTATAGTTTCCCCACTGCACCATCGTCCCATCCGTGAACCGAATCCAGCTACCGAGGGGGTTGGTTCCGGAGTCGTAGATGCCCATTGTTACAGAAGTTCCCGTTGTAATAGTGAGCGTCCCGCCACTTCGTTGCCAAATGCGAATCGTCGTGTTGACCGGACGGGTTTCTGATGCAAACCTTGGAGTTCCTAAAGCCCCCTGAGTAGTTATTGTATCAGCAGTCATTAAAGGAAGCGTAGTTTCTATGTTGGTGGCAGTAGTTTCTATGTTGGTGGCAGTAGTTCCGTTGACACTTGCATTACCGGGATAAGCCGCAGGATTTTGTCCTACTGCAACCTGATTTCCTCCTCCAGAAGCAGGAGATTCATTTATCGAATGGTTGTGCGAGTTTTGTGTATGGTTATGGGGATTCTGTGTGTGGTTATGCAAACCTTGACCAGACGATATAGTATGGTTGTGACCCTGAAAAGCATCCGTCTGATTGCCAGCATTAAAGGCAAGTGAAGACCCGCCTTCTGCACGAAAGAACAAACCGGCATACAATGAAGTGATGTTCAGCCAAGTCCCACCAAACAAAGTTGCAGGATCAGAAGTACCGGGGTACTGCGTGTAAACGTATCCCACAGGATACTGAGCATCGGAAACAGTGTTGATCTTATCAAGAAGATCAAGAATAGACTTCTTTACCGCAACGTCATCAGAGCCGTTGGATAATTGAGGTAAATCTGTTCCGGTGAACTTCGCCATGCTCCAACTCTAAGGATAGGCTTGATAGAAGTCAAGATGATACCACTTGCCTTGAATCTTTGTGTTGAAATCCACCTCAAGGGAAATGTGGGGCGTAGAGAGAGAAGGTGGAGATGGCGGAGCCAGAGCTTCAATGAGGGGAACTTTGTCTTTGGGTATATCTACGCTTGAATAGCTCCAAACAAGCATTCCGATACTGCAAAAAAGACAGATAAACCCAATTATGCGGCTAACCTCCATTTTGAACCCTCTCCATCTGCTCTTCGAAATAGCTCTTGCCAGCAACCTCTGATTGGTCGTCGCCACGGTCTTGGTAGACCCAAATGCGGCGCATTGCGTACAAAACAGCGTCCATCAGGTCTGGGTGATAGGTTTCATCGTCAACTTCACGGGTTAACTGGTAAGGATTGCTGGATTCCTCGTCATTTCGTCGAAAAACAGCTTTATTGCACTCATCTTCGAACGGATCGTTGACGCAGATCCCTTCTTCGTTCCAAATCGAGTGTTTTGTCTTGATATAGCCCCTGCGGGTGTCTTCTTGGAGGTTTTCATACGCCAAATCCTTGTTTTGCTTGTAAGCGTCAATAACCGGGAGGCCGTAAATCGTATTTAGGTCGTAAGAAGTGATCCCGTGGCTGGAATCTGCGTAAATCTGTATGTATTTGTCGGGAACCGTGTTGAAAATAGGGTTTTCACGCACATATCGAAGACCAGCCAAGCAAGCGTCAGCCAATTCCTGAGTTCCGATCCTGTTTTTCTTGTATTGGTACACAATCCACTTCTCGGGCCGGGAATCGGAGTAGCAAACAATCACGAATCCGTCAGAATCAGTGAATCCGAAGTCTAATCCGGCAGTAAAATGAATGTCGGTAGACGGTTGGGCCGTAATCCAGCGAAGAAGATCGCTGTCTTCGTAGAAATTGTCGTTTGTTAAGCGAATAATCAGAGCATCATCGTCGTAAGAAACTTGCCCGAGGTACTCACGTACAAAAATCGGCGTGTTGTCCGTCCACCCATTCTTTTTCTTTACATCATCCAACACCAAAGTGTAATCCGGGATGAACGGGTTGTTGGTGATGTTGAAGTTCCAAGCACGACCCCTCGCCGAGTCATCCCTAGCCCCAAAGAAAAGTTTCTCCCAAGGCGTACCTCGAATACGGGGGCCAGTTCCAGATAGGAGAAGCCATCCTTTCCTATCCAAAAGCGTGGGAGAAAGAACCTCGTCGATAAGGTAATACAACGCTTTTTGGGATTGTGCCTCGTCGATAACCACACCGTCCCACTGATCTCCACGAAACTTCTCACGCTCGTCCTTGGTGTTGTTGCCACGTAAATAAACCTCCCCTCCGTTGCGAAGACGAATAACTCCGTCAGTCATACTCTTTGAACTAACGTCCACGCCTAATAGTTCAAAGAGATCTAAAAGCTGGTTGTAGTACTGCTCAATGCTCTTGGTGATAGTCAAACAAATAATCAGAAACCGCCGGTTCGGAGAAGTCATCAGTCCGTGAACAATCTTCCTCACGTTTGCCTGAGTCTTGCCAGCACGGCGGCCAGCCATCGCATACATCCGGCGGGATTTGGATAAAACCATCTCCTGCTGTATGTCGTGACACTGAAGCAGTACCCGATAAGTATTGAAATCTTCGTCTTCCCGTTTAGCCTTACCAAGAATCTTGTCAATCGCTTCAATGGGGTCTTTGCCAGCAATGGCTTCCCACAAGTACTTAGCCGCCCACCCGCCAGATCGGGCGCTCTCTTTGAACTCAGACAAATAATCAACAATAAAAGTATCGGTTTCCCCCTCAGGGTCGCCAACAAACATTTCCTCAAGACGCTCAAGCATCTTTGCCCGCACCGACTTCGACCCCTTCGGCCGCCCGCGACCGGGAAATCCGGCACGGAGTTGGTCGTCGTGTTCTATCTGTTTTTGCGTTCTCATGTATATGAGAATATCGAAGTAGCAACTAATATGCAAGTATTTTTGGCAAATAAAAAACCACCAGCCGATGGAGGGCGGCTGGTGGTAACGGGGGGGGAATCATGCCAAATCGGTATTTGGTATCTGCAATATACACAGTAGGCAAGTGATAGTCAACTGTTTACGCAAAATATGGAGGGTTATATGATTAGGCATGAGCATAATAATGGAAAGTAAAAATGGAGGGGGAGGTAGACTAAAACGTTTGACCCCCCGGGGGTACCTTTCACCCCCCCCAATCTCTAAAATCTCCAGGATCTCCAAAATCTCCATTGTGGATAACCTGTGGATAACCTGTGGATAACTCCATGGGAGTCGCCTGTGGATAACCTGTGGATAAGTTATCCACAATGCTTGTGGACAGCTTGTGGACAAAAAGTTTGATTAATCTTTTGTAATGTTAACACGTGTAAGGATATGTTTGTTAGGCATAAGCCTATGCTTTTTGACACTTAGGCGTGGAGAATAGGGAATCGTTTTCCCCTTACTACCAGTTAAACTTTCTCTCATTAGGGAAAGCGATAAAACAATCCTACCCGATGTA